CCGTATCCGTCTGCTTTGATTTGATGATTAGATTTAAATTTTTTCCCATCACAATTTGTAACTTTTGGTCCAGGTAAAGTTCTGCCTTTTTGATACAAAGCAAACTGTTCTTCTGCTGTTCTTGCTCCGTCTGTGATTCTAAAATCAAATGGGCTATCTGTAATTGCAGCTTTCATTACTTCGACAAGTTTCGGATGTACTTTTTCCATTTTGTCTAGACTTGACTGGGCAAAAGAATATTTTTTATTCTCTGTTACTGTGTTTTCTTTGTCCCAATCTTTCAAATATTCCTCCTTTCTTTGGACCCTGTTCAGCCAGCCAGCCAAAAAATCTTCCTGTGTTTTATCGACTTCAACTTTCCCTTTGTAATAAAGTCTTTGTAAGTTATGATAAACTTCTAAAAATTTACCAGGATCTGTTGCGTTTAATACTTCCAAAGTTTTATTCCCAATTATTCCATCTACAACTAAATCACTTCCGTTAATCTGATTCAATGCTACCTGTACGTTTTTTGTTCCATTTCTGCCACTATTTACTGCCCAGTCGCATATAGATAGTGCTGTTTTATCATTTACAACTTTATCCAGCTTGTTTCCAAGATAGTATTTTTTCAGATATATGTTTTTTGCAAAATCCTTTGTTAAATCTTGCATATTTCCTTTGTATCCAAAATCCCTTGCTTCTTCCTCGATTATTCCGTATTTTGTTTTTCCGCCCTTGTCATTTTTGTCATCAGAATATCCGCCCTCGACTTTTAGCAAATAATCAAAAATTTTCTCAAATCTATCCATTTTAAACCACTTCCTTTTCTTTTATTAACTCCATATCTTTTAAATATTTGTATAGTTTTACTGGACTGAACTGATAGCCAACTCTGTCCTTTAGCGATTTCAATTTATATGTCAATGTAAACTGTAAAGCGTAATCGATTGCATTTAAGCAAAATTCGCTACAAAAATACCTGTTATCGTCCTGCACCTTTCCGGCATAGAAGAATTGACCTAGTATTCCCAAATAGTCATACCCTTTGCCTTGTGCTGTCTTAAAAAAATCAATCACATCTTTAGGATCAATATTTTTATCAAGCTCATAAATTTCCATATTTTTTTGATATTCAAATTTCCTTGTCCTAACTCCTCCAGGATTAGATAGAAATACTTGCCCATTGTAAACAAATTCACAATGAGAGTATTTCCCGAGCGTCCACAATGCTATCAAATGCCCTATTAATCTCTTGGGCTTATGAAAACAAATATACAGTTTATCTTTTTCGAGTTTCATAAAATACCTCCTTACATATTTTTGTATGCTTTTTCATATCTATCTTTGGCATCGTATTCTTTTAACTCATCATCAGTTAAATTCTCTAAATTATGCGTCAATAGAGTTTCCGTTGCCATGGCTTTTGTTGTATGTTCCTGCATTATGTTCGCCATTTTCATCATATCCTGCAATGTTAGGTTGACGTATTTTTCACTGTTTTCTTTTGTATAAAATTTCCAATTTTCAAAAGTCGTTTTCTTCAATGCTTGGCACATTACGACAATTCTTGTCAAGTTTGACTGGTCTATGCTTCGATTATTTTGTAAATATTTTTTGCCCCCTACTTCAAATTCAAATGGGGCAGCATCATATTCAAGTCTTAGATCATAGAGTTCTTTTTTGATTTCGTCTATTCGTTTTTCTCTATTTAACTTGATGACATTATTTTCAATATACTCATATTCAGAGAGTTGAACTACTTTGATTTTTCTGTTTTCAATCAATTCGTTTTCAGCAAGAGTATATTTTCCTGCCTTATATAATTCTTCTTTTGTCGCCTCTCTTAGATTTCCGTTATCCAAAACTGGATTTTGATATTCTGATTCGTTCCAGATGTGCTTTTCCGAATCCCAATCTGGATAAAACAGATTAGGGTTAATTTTAAAATCTTCAAGGTTTGTTATTACTGGTCTCGCTATTATTTCAAGACTTTTTTTGTCATAAATTACGACATTCATTTGTTTTTTCCCTCCTTATTTTTTGTTGTTATAACTCTGAGCCAATTTAAGAATTAGCTCATTTATATTTAAACACAATACACAGCTGTTCCTTTAAGTTCGGAATACGCCTTGCTCGTTGTTCCGAAAATAGAAAGTCCAGCTCTACGTAAAATCAATCTTACATCTCCGTTTTTACCATTGCTTTCGTTGCTTGAGATGGAGTGTTCCATGTCAAAGCAATCATTTGTTGGTGTAAAGCCTTGCGGATATTGTGCCAAAACTGTATCCGAAGGAAAGAAAAGATTATATCCATTCAATGTTTGTACGTGCAGAAAGGCACATACGATATTTCCTTTTTTTGTGAACCTTATAAATCCGTTGTTAATGCTTACGGTTTTAGTTTCTGTTTTGAATATAGATTCTACCCTATCTGAAATTGGCTTGTTGGAAATAGCCCTAAATTTCGAACTTTCACTATATGTCAGGTTTGTATCTGCTATGCATTCATAATAGAACTTGGTCACATTATCAAAATAAAATTTTCCTTTTACTTTATTTCCTGTGTCCTGTATATTTCCACCAAATTCTAGTCCTGTTATTTTTTCTAATTCCATAATTAAACTCGAAGTAGTTACTAAACTAGACGGATTCATAAGGATAGTTGCTCCATTAGAATTGTTAATCTCTGTTATCAAATCTATTTCTACCGTTGCTAAGTTTATCCCATTTGTTGCTGGCATTGTGTCTGGCTCTTTAGCTCTTGTTACGCTATATAAAATTTCATTTCCTGTACCTATTTTTGCATACAGTCCTATTGTTTGTATTTTATAACTTGTGTTTACTGCTGAATTTGTAAATATTGCATTTAGTCTGACTTTTGTTCCTTCCTGGTTTATCCTTGTCATATTCACCGACTGCTTTATCTCATCTACGCTTATTAATTTTGATACATCAGTTGAATCCTCATAACTTTTACTTGATGTGATCATACGTGTAAAAGTTATTTGTTTATTATTCGCTAAAGCATCAGCTATCAACGTTCTTCCATTATCTGTTATTGTTGTATCTTTAAATACTGCCATTCTTTTTTATCCTCCTTGTATAGTGTATTTTTTGCTGTGTATAAATCCAAAAGTTGCAAAAATGCTAAATATTGAATCTGGAAGTTTTGCATTTATTTCATACTTCATATAGTCAATTATCCCGTTTGATATATAAACATTGTTTTCTGATTTTGGAGTAAGTATATTAATGCTGTTAAATCCTAAATTTGCCGGCAATATCGTTTTTAGCATATTATTCAGCTCGTCGTATTTTTTAGAATCATCAAACTTTGTAGTAACCCCTAGCTCATAATTATTAAAATTGGGTTTCAATTCATAGTTTCCTATTCCGCACAGCTGATTCATCCTGTTTACAAGTACACGCCATGTATAAGGTATTTGGTCATTCCAGTATGTCAGGACTCTAAAAATTCTGATTTCTAACGTATCGTTTTCATACCTGTGCAGGCCCAGCATTTCCTCAAACTTGCTTATCCCATCTTCGTCGCAGTATTGGATGAACTGATTGTTAAATACCTTTTTAAACAGGTTCCACAATATCTTAAATTCGGGTTCTTCACTTTCCATTATCCGTCTAATTTCCCTGTATTCCTGCATAAAATCAGGAAGATACGACAGAAGATTTACGTTAATATTTTCTAAAATCGTCATACTGTAATACCTCCCCATACAGGAATCTGAAATTCAGTCAACTGCAGGTTGTTGGAACTTCCATTTATTGTAGTGTTCTGAATATCTAAAATACCGTTTATGTCCAGAATTTTTGCTTCTATTCTTGACACCCTTACGACTAAATTATTGCTTACTTTTTCGTTTTTCAATGCCCAATTTTTTCTGAGTTCCAGTAAATAATTTTTTATAACTTCCTCAACTTTCAATTTTACAAGTGCCCACGTGAAGTTAGGTTCAAAAGAAATAGTCGTTGTTATATTCACAGGAACATTTGTTGTTCCCTGAACTGTTACTATGTGTCCTATTGGAGCAACACCCAGTCCTTGCGCATCTTTTGTCGGATCTATAATATCTTGTACTTTTTTAATCAGAGTTGCACTTGCCTGATTAAAGTCGCTGTCTAATATAGTTAATAGGACAGTTCCACCACCGTTCCAGACTGGAGTTACCTTGACAGCTCCGACACCTTCTATCTCGTGTACTTTCAGCTTGTAATCAGAAATATTTCCGCCATAAGCCTTCATGTTAAAGCTGTCGAAATATCTTTTTCTAAGTGCCTCCGTTTCTTCTTCATCCCGAGCTGGGATTAAAAGCTCTGTAATTTCAGCACGTCCTAAACTGTTTATATAGTCAATCGGAATTATCTTACCAGTTTTTGCATTCCCAACCCTTCCTGAACTTTCGCACTCCAGTTCATATTCATAAAGGTTTGTAGCGGTATTGTGCTGGATAAATTTTACTGCCGTATAATTCAGCTCTTCCAAACTGAAACGGCTCCCTAAAGGTATCTCAATATCGAAAATACCTTTTAATACTGCCTTGCTTGCCTTGTATGGAGATATTCCACGTTCAGAAGCTCTACGTATTAAATTTTCTCTACTTGCAGTATCTCCAAATGTTTCCTTTATAAAATCCTGAAGCACAAAATACATGCTTTCCAGCTCCATTGCAGCTGGTGCCAAAGCATCCCATATTACAGAGCCTTCTCGCTTATCCAAGCTGTTCGGAATCCTTGCAAGCATTCTTTCCATTATTTTTTCATAAGTCACAACTTCAAACATATTGCCCTCCTTCCTTAGATTATTGTTACCGCCAATCCGTTATCAATTTGAATTTTCCCAAATATTGTTTCAGCAATAAATTTTTTTATCAACACTGTACCTCTCTCGTTTTCGGTATCAAACTCAAAGCTATGAACTGCCGTTATCCTGTTATCCTGTAACAATGCTTCAGATATTCGACGCTCAAGTTCCACAACACAGTACTCAACAGGCATGCCAAACAGGTCTTCAAGTTCAATTCCATAATTCCATGAATAAATAATGTATTTGTATCGTTCTGTACGTATTATTTTATAGATTGCCTGTTCCATAGCCTTTTGACTGTCAACAAATCCTAAAATATAATTGCCTTTATAGAGTTCCATCCGGTATGTTTTTGTGGGCTGTTCTTTTACTGTTATATCTGCACTCGTTTCAATTTTTGGTATCATAGCCACTCACCTTCTGTCTGAGGGTCATCAATTCTATCCAGTATAATAAATTTCTGTCCGCCTTGCTGTCTTATCAGAAGCACACCTTCTCCAACTTTTAAACCGTTATGAACTGTTATTTTCTTACGCCCTTTGTACTCGTGCTTATGTTTTTTTATATCAGTCATTGCACCTTCAACAACTTCCGTTTCTTCAGTGGAATGCCCAACAGTAATGTCTACTTCATAATCTTTTACAAGATGTGTCAAAATTAACTCATCTTCTTCAATAACGGGTACATTTATGTCAAGTCTTATAGTAAGTGGATTGACGCTTTCAACTTTTCCTGCATAGATTTCAGAAGGCTTAGTGTACTCAACTGCATTACTTATCATTTGTGTCAGTGCTTGTTCTAATTTCGCCATTGTGTCCTTCCTCCTTGCCTATTTTCCCTTCCAAGTCCAAATCCATAAAATATTCCTTGAATCCAAATTTATGGGTAACTTTGTCAACCAGCATATAATTTGCGAGCTTGAACTCAGCAATATCCATATAGACAATAAAAGAAGATCCGCCACGAATTCTTACATCACCAAATATCCCTTTCAGCTTTAATGTTTTTGTTCTCTGATTGTAATATTTAAGCATTTTATTCGCACGTTCTCTTCTTTCGGCTTCTGTTGCATTGCTTCTGTTTACTTTCTCAAAATACTGTAAAAGTCCCCATTTAGTAATGTTCTCGCTGTCAAATACCTGATATTTCTCAAGTTTTTTCTCTTTGTCGTTTACATAGTCAAGAACAACTTGATTGTATGTTTCCTTGTCAATACTGCTTTCAAAGTCAAAATCTTTTCCGGAAGTGTTATCAAAAATTAAATCTTTTATTTTAGGATGTATTGGAATAATTCTACCTTTTCCTGCTTCTGTTTTTATCCCTCCAATCATATAATTTTCATCTAAAAAAATATTTTCTTTTTTAATGCTTCTGATTTCTCCGGATCGCATACCAGTATACAACAT